AGAGTCAAAGTCTTGTGCCTTACCACTTTGGCTACGAGGCAATAAAAAAGAGGATTACTCCTCTTTTAATACTATATTTCTGTTTTTAATACATAAATTTCTTTTGGTCTTGTAATTAAAGCGCCAAATACATATAGTCCCTTTAATGCATCTTGAAATGCTTTTTCTGGTCTATATGCTTCTACTTTCTCAATTTGTTCTGCAAATGCAATTGCTTTACTAGTTCTTATGATATTATAAACTACATCATCTGTTGTAGATGTTGATGCCTTTTTACCAGTAGGTAATAAATTTTCTACGCATACATATGCATTATTAATTTTACCAACTGCACCTTTCTTTAAGATTTCTGGATTATTAGTAGATAGTTCTGTTAGTGCTTGTCTGTATATTGTAAATACAGTTGGTGCTACTTCAAAATATAATGGTTCACTTACTGGAACATTATTCTTATAAAGTTCTGCAAATCCTAATTCTACTTTCTCAACAGCATTTGATTTTGTTAATGCAATTGCTGATGAACTTGCTAGTGGATTAGTAGTTGCTTCAACACCGGCTTTAACTAACTTAGCAACATATTTATCTCCTTCTTCTTTTAATCCTAATGATGCTTCTCTTGCAGCATTTTCCATTAATCCTGGAACACTTTGAGCCTTATCAATATCCTCTACTTGATAATTAAAATAGAAATATTGATCTAGCTTTAATACTTTTTCAGAATCGCTTAAACTTTCTAATGTTAAATCTGTTCCTGGAACATATCTAGTAATAGTTGGTCTAGTGACACTTAATATTTTTAACTCCTTTGCATTTTTTGTTTCTCCCTCATATTGGAAATCACAGTGATTTCTTAATGATGTAATTGTTTTTAACTCTTTTTGGATAGCTTTACTCCAAATAGTTTGTTGAAATTTTGCTACTGACATTTTTTATTTTTCCTTTCCTTTGAAGTATGAGCATTTATTTTTATCTTCCCTTTGTCATTGAATTTCTTACTGCATTCCACACTTTTGGATCATCTAAATCATCCTCACTTAATTGTGCTATCTCTTCTTGCGTATAGAAATCCTTTACAACACTTGGGCTTTCATTTTTCATACTTCCTATGCTTTCTATTGTTTCTTTTGGTTTTATTTTTTGATAAAATTCATATTTTTCTTTTAGACTCATTGATGGATCAAGATATTTTGAAAAGTCTTTAAATTCTTTTGAATCAATGTCTTCCATAGTAATTCCTAAATCATTTATTTCTTTTAATTGTTCAACTCTTTTTCTTTCAACGGCTAATTTTTTAAACATGATTTTATCTCTTGGAGTCATCTTATCTACTCCGATTGAAGCTAATCTATCAGTTTCTTCAACTATATCTTCATACCCTGAATCTATAATTGCTTGTGCTTCTTTCTCAGCTCCTGCTTCCATATCGTATTGATTTGGTCTTTCTTGATATTGAGGCATTTCTATTCCTTTTTGAGTATAAAATTCTTTAAGGTTATTAATTGCTTCTTTAATATTACTTGTGCCCATTCCAGCATTTAATACTTGTTCTGCATACTCATAATCTTTAAGTTTTTTTTCATACTCTTTTCTTATTTTTTCTTCTCTTCTAGCAATCTTTTTTGGAATTACCTCATCAAGTTTCTGATTAAATTCAGATTCAGTATATAATTTTTCTTCTGGACTTTGATTTTCTGTTACATCCTCAGTGGTATTATTACCATCAACAAGTTCTTCTGATGCTTGTTCCACAACATTTTCAGTAGTATCTGTATTTACTACAAGTTCTTCATTATTTTCCATAACTTTTTCTCCCTCCTATTTTTGGTATGGTTTGCTTCCACTTATTCCATGTGAGTTTTTGGTAAGGTCTGCAATGCTTAGACCAAATAAAAAACACTTTTTTAGTGTCCTTATTTCATATTACTTTGTTGATTTAATGCATCCATTATTTGTTGAGACTGACTTTCTGCATCTCCACTAATGAATTGATTTGCTCTTTGTTGCATTATTTGTGCTTGCGCTTCTATTTGCGCTATTTTTTGTTGTTCTTCTTCCATCAACTTAATAGCTTCTAATATTTCTTGTTTTGGCATAGTTGAATTATCAGGCAATAATTGAGCATATATTTTTAATTCTGATAATCTTTGTACATTGAACATACCATTTTTAAATAAATTCTCAATAGATAATTCTCTTGCATATTTATCATACGGACTATCAGGTGTTATATCTATTTTTACAGTTCCTTTTAGTTTCTTTAAGACTGCTGATGGAACAGTTACTAATTTTGTATATTCTGTATTTGTTGTTTCATCTATTTCTTTTGCTTCTAACTGCATTCCATTAGGAGTATATATCGTCCACATATCAAGCCATATTCTTGCAAGGTCTTCTATAAATTTCTTTAATGCGATTGCTTGCTTACTCATAGGTTGTTGACTGGCTTGTTGAATTGCTAATATTGCTTTTCCACTTGCCTTTTCTGGATTCGCTCCACCTGTGGCAATATCACCAGCATTTTTTAGTTCACGAGTTATAGATATTAAATCACTTATTACTCTATTTACATCCCCACTCATTGATGCAGGCTGTATATAGGTAAATATTTTAGATACATCATCTATTTGAGCACCATTCTTAATTTTTATTATTCCGCCTATCGTATTTACTGCATCTGGATTAGATATTTTATTTACATCAATTACCTTTTGAGTGTATGCACACTGCTTTATTGCTAATAAATATCTTGCTAGTGTTTTATTTAGTTCCAATTGATTTGGAATTAAATTTCTTACTTCTCCTTCGCCCCTTGAAGAGCCTCGTTTGTTTTTCCACAAGAAGTGTGCTAATGGATATAATGATAAGTTAGTATTTTTCGCCTCAGATATATTTATATACTTAACTGCTGGTTGATACCATACTTTACCATTTTCATCTTTCCAAAGTTTTATCAGATATGTACACATTGGTTCTTTTTCGTATTTTGCATCATCACCCGCTTGATCTTGATAATCATTATCACCAACTATATACTTTAATGTTTCTGGTGTTGCACCATTTATTGCCGCCATCTTTTTAACTTCAACAATACTTCTTCTTCTTGCAACTATTATATATGGTTGTGATTGTATTTCAGATGATTGTTCATTTCCATAATATACATCATTTTTTGAAAGAATTTCATTAACTGGTGACTGTGTTGTTTCATTGAACCACACATACATTATTCCTTCATCGTTTATGGCTGCATCTTCTGAAACATCTCTAACCTTTGTATCCATCTGGTCGTTTTCCCAAACTTTTGCCGCCTTTTTATCTAATAATTCACATACCTTTTTTGCAACTGCTCTAAATTTTGCTTCTTCAAAGTTTTCACTAGAAAAATGAATAGCATATAAATTACTATTAATTGTACTTACTTTGTAATTAACAATGGTTTCTATGAAATTATATTGTGCTTTTTCTATACCATCTATTATTGCACCTTCCCACTGATTACCATTGTACATTCTATAATTTAAGTCAGTATCTGAATATACATTTGTTCTTCTATGATAATCTCTACCTTTTTCAAACAAATCCCATATATCAGTTGTTTTAATGTCATCTATATCTAGTATCTCAGGCATATTATCCTCCTAACTTTTTTTGATTTTTTGAAGTTCCATCATATGAATCAATGTTTGATTCAATTATTTTATATTTTTCATTTTGATTTTTATATTCTTTTTGAGAACTATGATTTTGGATAAGTTCTGTTGGAGTTTTAAATGTTGGAGTTAACTTTTCTTTGTTCGTAACCTTTTGTCCTATTACTGCTCCAATATAAAAACATACTAGATTTAGTATGCTTATTATCCCTATCAGAATTAAAGTTTCCTTCATTTCTTTTCACTCTTTTTCTTATTCTTAATTTTTTCTTGTTCTAATACTTTTTGTTTATTTCTTTCTCTAAATACTTTTTTCTTCATACTCTCTCCATCTATAAACTATATTTTGCTCTTTTGAATATGCATCTATATATAATTCTTTCTTGTCACCATTATATGTACATTCAAAGTACATTCCATCTAATATTGGTGTACTCAATAATGCTTTATTATTTTGAAGCACTTTACACAACCATACAACATAGATTTTTTCTTCATCTATTTTTTTGTTATGATTTATATAATAATCAACTATCCCTTTTTTACATATTGCGATAAAATCACTTTCTGGCATATTTCCTCCTATAATTCTATTCCTTCCATTTCAGCCCTTACCTCTAATATATGAAGATATTCACCCATTATCTGTTGTTGTTGTCTTAACAATTCTCTTGAACCATTATAAAAAGGTTTTTTAATAGGCAATCCTTCATTACGAGATCTATAATAAGCCTCAATTTGATTATTTAATTTTTTTAACTTTTCATATCTTATCTTAGTTTGCTTATATTCCGCTAAAAATCTATCTTTATATGAATCACTTATCATTAATGTTATTGTTTCTATTAAATTCATAATTATTCTTCCTCCTATACAATTACAATTTTTTCTCCATAATCTTTTCTTGAATCTTCTACATTAAATTCTCTAAATTCTGGATATGGTGAGAATATATCTTCTGTAAAGCATACTTGTAGTCTGATATGATGTGCAATAGATAATCCCATCATATCATCATCATGTCCACCACTAGGTGCTTCTACTCTTCCATCCTTATTCTTGATTATTTTTAGTAGTTCTTTTAATGTACTTTCATCATTTATTTTTTCTATTTCTTCATCAACTATTTGTTGTAGTTGTGAAATAATAACAGGTCTTGTTAGTGATGTTGTTCTAAATCCAAATCTTTTCTCTTTTTTACCTGTATATTCATCAAATTTCTCTCTTATATATTGATTAGTGTATCCTAATCTTTGAAGTTCCATGATAGGAAATGTATCAAAATTCGTTTCTATACCAATTAGTGCATCTTCATTTATGTTACCCAGATGGTATGAATAGTATTTACCTAAGCAGTACATTTGCCTAACATATTGATGTGCTCCCAATTTGTGTTTTAAGTGTGCTACTTGTTCCCCTGTTCTTGCATCTAATACATGTCCTGTGTAGAAATCACTTCCATCGCCAGCTGTATCTCCACCGATGCAATATTTGGTTATCTTAGGACTTTGTGGTACTTTATATATTTGAATATATCCATTAGGATCATTTATCCATTTTATACTTGATATTTTCTTTCCTTCTGGTTTAGTATCATCGTAATTATAAGTGAAATATCCTACTTTTAATGGTTTCTTTAATACATCTAATCTATTCATAATGTTAGTTGTATTAAATGCATTTTGTCCTGGTAATAGAAATGCTTCTTCTGGGCTACAAGGATATTCTTGTTTAATTAATTCCTTATCAATGTATTTCTCATACTTTTTATAATACCAGTATAATTGTTCATTATCTAATTTTTTTACATCTCTTAACCATTTTAACCTTTCATAGATCCAATCTTGCTTTTTTTCAATGTCACTTATAAATTCATCTTCTATCTGTTTAGATGGAAGATGTATTCTATATTCACTTGTTTTCCACCATGCAAAGAAACAATTAATATGAGAACCACTACTCCACATCTCTTGCCAATCATTATATCCATTTGCGGTTGATTCATATATCTTGATACAATTAAGTGTGAATGCTTCTCCAAGCCCTGCTTGAATTGTTGCTATTCCATCTCTCCAGAACGCACATTCACTTCCATGAAAGAAATTAATTGTTCTTGAACGACCTACATCTTTTGTAGCAGTATCTACTGACCAAGAACTATTTAATTTATCAAATAAAAACTGTCTTTTGTTGTTAAACTTTTCAGTTGGCTTTATTATTTCAGGCAACTGATTAAATGTAAACTTTGCTTTATTCTCAAATATAGTTTCTGCATTTTCAGCTTTATCAGCAAGAGTAAATCCTTGAAAGTTTCTCTTTGTAATACTACATGCTTCTTGATAAGCAGTTACAAGTGTTGTAAATCCTTGTTGACGACCTTTTAAAATCAATAATGAAACATCGCTTATTAAACCATTGTTGAATTTATCTATTGCATCATTTAAGATGTCTATAAATTCTCTTTGAACTTCATTTAAGAAAAATGGCATTGTAGTTTGATTCTTATCTACTACTACAAATAACAATTCAATAACTTTTTCAGGATTCTTAGTGATTTCTTCTCTTAGTTCTGAATCTTCTAAGATTCTTTTTGCTATTGCATTTCTCAATTTTCTATCAAATTCTATGTCATGTTCTTCATTCCATTTTTCTTTTCGCTTTTGGATTAAAAAGTTTGCACTAAATTTCATATTAAATCTTCTAATTTTTGATCGATATTTACATTACCAGATAAAATAGTCTTATATTCTCCTGTCATTTTATTCATAGTATCAATTGACTTAATTTTAGTCATTATATCTGCTGGAACTTTCTTACTTTTTAATTTTCCACTTGAACTCTCATAATATTTATCTTCAAGTTGTTTTTCTCTTACAACTTCTGATAAAAATACAAGTCTTTCTTGTGCAGACATTATAGCTTCTTCATCAGTTCTTTTGTTTACTTCTTGAAGAAGTTCTTTGTACCTTTCCTGGACCTTATCAGATTTAAACAGTGTACTTGCTTTGGAATCTATTGTACTATCTTTCCATTTTACTGCAAATGCTTTCTTATATGCTTGCCTTTGTGAAAGACCTTTTATAAGCCCTGCTACAAACTTTTCTTCTTTTGCCGTGAGCATATAAACCACCTCCGTTTATCTCAAAATAAAAGAGCAATTTCTTGCCCTTAAATCGAATAATATTAACCTCACTTATTATTATTCCTATTATAGCAATTATAGCACGAAAAATGTGCAAAAAGTATGCAATCTTTATTTTTCTATATTTTTTACTATTTTTTGTACAAATTTTGGCACTGTCTTATACTATAATGAGTAATTTTTGAAATGTCTTTCCATTTCATTTTTTCTATATCACGATAATATTTTATAAGTTCATTACCGCCCATTGTTGCTACTCTTTTCATCTCATTTACGATATATTTTTCTAATGAATTAATTTCTTCCTGAATTGAATATATTTTTGCATCATATTTCTCATCTTTTATCACATAATGATTGAATTTATCAAATATCATTTTTCCATCATTCTTTCCTGTGATTATATCTCTCATTATAGGACTAGCAGGTTGTGTCTTTATAAAATTAATTTTTTTCTGTGTAAGATATACATCCAAATCATTATATAATTTCTTTCTTCTGTTTTTTGCTTCTTTTATATTTAATTCTTCCATTTATGCCTCCTTCTTATACATTTTTTCCAATAAACTCTTTTTTGTTTCTAATGAAGTTCTTAAATATATTCTAGTAGTTTCAACACTTTGATGTCCTAACATATCAGATATTTCTGTTAAAGGTGTACCAATTCTATGTAATTCAATTGCATATAAATGTCTCCAGGCATGAGGATGAATCTTGCTTTTATTTACTCTTGCTGCTCCCGCGATTTTTTTACAGTTTCTCCATATCGTGGATGGATCTATTAATTTATCTTTGTTATTTTTTTGATGAAAGATCAATCCAGTTTCTATTTTATTTGATTTACAATAATGTAGTATTTCAGTTCTTAAATCTTTTCTAATAAGTATATCTCTTACTTTTCCTTTATTGTATGTTTTGAAGTAGCCCTTCTTAACATTTTCAACAGTAAAGTCTTTTAGTTCTATGACCCTTATTCCACATAATGCAAATATCTTAATAATCAAATACATATTTTCTTTATTCAGTTTCTTTGCCCATTTAAGAATTCTTTTATGTTCCTGTTCATATATTTGATCTATCACAGAAGTTTGCATTTGAGTCTTAAATTTCTTTATTTTACAATTTTCTATACCTATAAAACGAACGAATTTATTTACAACCACGATATTTAAATTCAGTGATGTTATCTTATATTTTGAATTTAATAATGTTTCCAAATAATCTTTATAATCTAATAATATCTCTTTATTTATTTCTTTCTCCCCTAACCAATCAATAAATTTAATTAGTTGATTCTTGTATGTCACGATTGTCTTTTTATGCTTTTCATTAAATCTTAAATCATAAATAAATTCATCTAATTGTTCTAATCTTTTATCCTTCATTTACACCTACCTTTTCTAACAAGATAATCTTAATATTATATTGCGACACCATTACATTTGTTTTTTTATTGTTTTATAAGACTTATTGTTAATTTTTTTCATTCAAATAGTTTTTTATATTTTTGAGTGTTATTATTTTCTTTAATTTTTTTATATTCTTCTTCTAGTTCGTTTATTTTATTTTTGATTTTTTTCTTGTTATTTACTAATGTCTCTGATGGCTCTGAAACCATTAACCTATTTATTTCTCTTAAATTATCATAATATTTTATAAGTTCTCTTCTTACTTCATATAAGCTTCTCTTATTCATTATTTTCACCTTATCTTATTTCAAAATTTAAATTGCTTAATGCTGGACTTGTTAAACAACTTAAACTAAACACTCTATTTATTTTTAAAGGTTTATCATTTAGTATTATCATTTCATTATAGCTCATCAAATCAAATTGTGATTTTAATATATACTCTAATCTTTCAGATATAATGATCAAATTTGGATCCATATGATACTTGTTCCTAAACAGTTCTATATCATTATTTATTTTTCCTAGTATTTTATGTATTTCTTCCCAACTATAAATTTCTTCATCTTTTGTTATTATCTTTCTCACCTACCTTGTAACTCATCTGTTCAAATTGCTCTTTTGTTATTATTGATAAACCATCTTTTAAAAATAATGTTATATGGTCATCAATGGTTATTTCATAACTTTTATATTCACTATTGTAATCAGTTTCAAATTCATAATTTATTGGATATTTATGCCCTTCTCTATCAATAATTACATCTCCAACTTCCAAAATATCAATTATGCTATAACTGGCTTTAACTATTGTATCTTTATCAATTATAGGTGTTATTTGTATCCCCTCCTTGGTAGTTTCAGTCCAAATACAAATTTTATTTGGCTCGTAAGCCTTTTCTCCAAAATATTTACCTATTATTCCATCTTTAGTTCTAACAAATTGCCCAACTTCTAATTTCATTATTTATCATCTCCTAATTCCATAAAGATTTATAGCAATTTCCATATTTTGTTTTATCTTCATACCATTTAACTACAATTACTTTTTTACCAACAAAACATATTGGTTGTCCTTGTCCACCTTTTCTAGAATAGTCTTTGGCATCAGAAAATTGACAATTATGTGCTATACCTGTATTACCATCTACATCTTCATATTCAAATATTTTTTTACCTTCGTAACAATTATTACGAAATGGCATAACTCCAAATATTATAATTAAAATGAAAACTATAAATGCTCCAATAGCAGTTAATACACATTTAATAAAATCTATCATTTACTCACCACTCTCTACTTTCTCTAAATCAAAACCAAATGTCCATAGTTTTCTTTTAAATGGATTTTTGAATGTAAATAAAGGATATTTTATTAAATATAATTTAGGATTTCCAGGTATATTATCTGCTTCTTTAATATCAATTATTTGTCCCTTTAATCCATTATTAATTACTTTATCTTTAATCTTTAACATTACTATTCCTCTCTTTTTCTTTTATTCTTTTTATAAATTCATCTGTATTGGCTATAAAATAGTATTTCGCTATTAATCCAAATAATCTAATTACAGGTACAAAGGATAATAATAGATAATCTATAGTTGTTCTTGCATATCCATAAATTTTAGAATTGTTATTTGTTGCCTTTCTTAATTTATCTCTAGCTTTTATAAATTGTTTTCTTGTTAGTATTCCACTAGCTATGTAAATAACAAAATATATTAATACTGTGCTTAAATAAAATTTAATCATTACTATCACTTCCTTTACATTTTTCATAATGTTCATTGCAATTCATACTTACAACACTATCAATTCTATTATTTTTTATACATTGATATCTGCAACCATCTCCACAACTACAAACATCATATAATTGATAATTTTTACATTCATAACAATTTTTTTTACCTATTTTTTTTATTTTTTCAATTATTATTTTTATAATAGATATTGCTATAATTAATAGAATTATAGATATAATAATAATATCAGTTAAATTAATTACTATCATTACTATCACTTCCTTCTAGTTCTTGCATTTTATCTAAAATCATATTGCATACAACTATTTCGGCTTGTGTAAATGTTCTTCCATATCTTTTACCATATGATTTTTCAAATTCCTTTAATTTAGTTTCTTTTATATATTCTTTTAACATATTCCAATTGCCTTTTAACTTTTTATTTTCTTCTAACATTTTTTTCATAGCATTTGCTGTGTTAGTCCATTGAAATTTTTCATTGTTGCTTGCCAATCCACATTCTCCAGCCTTTAAATTATCTTCTATTTCTTTTTCAATAAGTTCTATTTCTTTTTTGTTCATATTATTTCCTTTTTATATATTCTTCTAACATATTTACCACAAGTTGTCTTTGAACATCTCCGTTTTTTTTAGTTTTTTCTCTAAATTTTTCAACTAAATTTTTTGGAAGATGGAAACAAAATGTTAAATAGTTTCTATCTTTCCAATCTTTCATTTTGTTTTTATATCTTCTACATTTTTGAGCTTTGGTCATTGGTTTATCATATATTAATGGTTTGCTCATTTCTTGTTTCCTCTGAATAAAATCTCATCTAATAAATCTTCTTGTTCTTGATTTAAAGTAACTCCTAATTTTAAGTTTTCTATTAATATTTCTAATTTATCAACTTTTTCTTTTAGTATTTCTAAATTATCAAATTTAGGCTTGTCGTATTTTACATATCTTCTTTTTACGTCGCCTAAATTTCTAACAAATAGTTTTTTTAAATAACCAGCGTCATCAATACTTGTATCTCTATAGTACTCAATTAGTTCATCTAAATGTTGTTCTACATTTTTATTCATATTCTTTATTTTCCTTTCTCTATGAATCGAATTACCCCTTTTATTTTTTTAATTATAGTATCTTTTTTAATATCAGAAGATTGGACTATGTCAATCAACTGATTACGTATTGAATCTAATTTTAATTCATAATCTTTATTCTCTAACTTTAATACTGTAACATCTTGATTATAAGTATCTAGTGTACATTTATTTTCATTTATTAAGTCATTGTATTGTTTGTTTGATAGTATCTTCATTATCAAAATAACCTCTTTTCTATTCAATGTAATTTTCTATATTTTTGAAAGCAAAATTTTTAAAAGTAATGTCAATAAACCAAGGCAAAAGTGTAATTGAAAAATCTTCATCTTCTACTAATTTTTTATACAATTCATTTTCACATATATTATTCAAAAGAATTTTTTCATCAGTTTTATCACAGTTAAAATAAGTAAACATTGTACCGTAATCTATGTTTTTATAACTCTTTAAAATAATTGTTAAGTGTCTTTTTTTGCTTGATTTTAAATGATTCCATTTAGATAATTTGACTTCTTCAATATAGAAACTATTTTCCCAGATAGTTCCAATAGATGCTTCATTTATTAAATTCAACATTTCATTTGCAAATTTATTCTCATTACTTTCAAATAAAGATAATTGTAAATTTGTTTTTTTCATTATTTTTCCTCCTGAAATTTTAAGTTAAATCTAGGGCTTTTAACTTTTTTGTTGCATATATCAAGTACCGTTTGATAACTTACCCCTAACTCTTTTGCTGCATATCTAGAACTTCTAAATATATGTTTAAATCCTGCATTGTCTGTATAAACAATTTTTTTGCATCTTTTTGTTAAATAACCAGTTAATTTGCCTTGAACTTGCTTTGTTGTAATAAATAAATTTGAAGCTCTGAGATCATCTATTTTATTATTTTTATTAATAACTAATTCATTTTTATTCAAAGGTCTTATAAAGGTTTCAGCTATTACTTTCCTTGCATTTAACCCTTTTCTTACACTATTTATCGTTACATTTACAATTAAAGAATAATTGTCTTTTTTCCATTGATAATCTCGAATTGGTTCAAATATTACTTTCTTAGTTTTATAAACTCTTCTAAATCTTCCATAATTTGAACACTCATAACTTTTTCTTTCATCTTGAGCGAATACTTTCCAAGTTTCTCTATCTTCTTTTTTATCATAATGCTTAACTACAGACCCACTCTTGAAGATTCCAAAGTCACTTCTCCATGGACTACTACTTGTCATTATTACCTACTTTCCAAAATAGAGTAACCATTTAAATAATTTCAAATTAATTTGAGCTTCTTTTAATTCTTTTATTTTTTCATTATTTTCTTGGTATATATATATTTGAGTTTGTACTAACTCATTTGATTTTAATTCAGGAATTTTTATAAAAGATACTTCCATGTCTGCTACATTTGATATTATTTCTTTTTCATAACCTTGATAATTATTTACGATTATTGTTATTTGATTTTCAATAGCTTTGTTTTCCTCTTGATACATTGATATTTTTTCACTTGCCGTATATCCCTTTATATATCCTTCTATTGAATAACCAATTAACAATAAACTTGCTATTCCTATTGAAACTGAACCTATTAAACATAATGCAAAAATTGTGTCTTTTTCTTTTTTAAACGCTATTTTTGCTATAATTACTGCTAAAATTATTAAAATTATCATTATTATTAACATCTCTTTATATCCTCCTATTATTTTTCTGGAAATCTAAATATTATATTTTGGGAATATTTTTTAAATTCTTCTTCTGTTAATTTTTGTGAACAATTTATTAACAAAAAATTTTGTTTGTATGCTTCTGCAAACTCATCTAATACTTTTTTTGCTCTTTCTAATGTTCCATAAGTGCCAAGAGCGACTATTGAATCAATCGCCTTTATATCCCACACTTCACTGCTTGGCACAATAATAAGTTCATTAACATTCTTTATTATTCTCTTTGTATCTGATATTACTAGCACTGTTATCACCTCTATTACTTTCAAATTTACCTTGTAACTCTTTTAATCTTTGACCTAAGAATGCCTTTGTATCACCAGTTAGTTTAGATTTTCTAAAAATTATTTTTAATGCAAATAAATAATCTAGTTCTTTTTTTCTAATTAGCATTTCTAAATCGTCTATTTGCTTATTTAATCTCTTTATGTAAAGTGTATATTCGCCTTTTTCACAAGCTAATTTTTTTCTAGATTGTTCTTTTGCTTCTAATTTCTTAACGATCTTTTTAGTTTCTGATAGACCTTTGCAATTTTCATTCTCTAAAAACTTAATTTTATCTTGTTGAGATTTCATGTCTTTTACTTTTTCTTGAATTTCATCTTTTAATGCTTCTGCATAATCTGATTTTTCACTTACTTTATCTTTTAAAGTTTCTATTATATCGTTACATTCTTCTAATTTTTCCTCTAACTCCCTGATTTTATTTCTTTTCCTAAAAAACATTCTTTCTTTATTCCTTTCTAAATTCCTCAATGAACTTTTTAAAACTTTCTACATCTGATTCTTCTAAACTTTCAGTTTCTATACATTTATTGAACCATTCTGGTATTATTTTCTTACTTTTTTCTTTTGGCTCCTTTTTCTTTATGAACCAATTTTTTAGAATAGTTAATGAATAACTAACTGATTTACCCTTTCCTAAAAGAAGAGCATGTTTAATTTCTTCAATTGAGAAATCCTTTAAATATAATTCAAGAACTGAATATTCATATGGTGTTATATTTATTGCCTTTTCTGTTATAAATTTTACTAGTTCATTTTCTTTTTCTTTATTTATTTCTTTTTTATATATAACATTTACATTAACATTATCATTTACATTTACATTATCATTGGGTTTTGAATTAAATAACCTATTTTCCTTTTGATTTTTATTTTTAAAAACTTGGTTTTCACTTTCAAAATTTTGGTTTTCATTTTCAATAACCACATTTTTTTTGATTTCACTATTTACACTATTTTCTTGATTTTTTTCCTCATTTTCGTCTTTGTTTTTAGATGGTCTGCCGCCCCTTTTTCCATTCTCATATTTAGTATTATTGGCTGTTATTTGTGGCATTATCAAGTCAAGTGCTAGAATAGCAAGTTCATTATCAATCGTTATATTGTTGCCATTTAAAGCTAATTCAAATATGGCTTCATATATATCACATCTAAGCGATTTATCTTTTATTTTTTTTATTGAATTATAAAAACTGGCATAAAATACAAAACTTTTTCTTTCCATTATGATTCTCCTTTTTGTTAGTTTAAAAGTACTTACTAAATGCCTTCAAAATAAGTACTTTTTTATATTTTAGAAGGATTGTAGTTTATAAGGCATTTAATCTTCGTATTAGAATTATTTCTTTTTATTTAATTCAATATAGTATGCAAGATTTTCTCTTCTAAGTTGTTTATTTTCTTTTTGTAATTCTCTTTTGTTGTTACGGTACTGATTTAATAAATATTCCAATTCTTCAATCTTCTTAATTGATGAATCTTTATCTAGTAGAAGTTCATATTCATCTATCTTATTATTTAGTTCTTCTATTGTGGATAACATTTTATTTATATCTTTTTTCATTGAAATATTTTCTTTTAAAACTTTCTTATAATTTTTTATATTTTGAAGTAATTTTTTTATTGACTTGTTTATTTTCATATTAACTAAGCCCCACTTCGCAGAAAGTTCTATCGTGTCCTGCATTAACACATTCTTCTACACCTTTCTTGAACTGTACATTTAAAGCAATTATTAGCATTATTACCATCACAATGCTTAATATAAAAATAAGTTTTTCATACCTTCTTTCTCTTGCTTCTTTCTTTTCATAATATTCTCTAGCATACGATCTATCTTGATTCTTTTTAAGCTCTTCTGGGCTTATAATAAATTCTGGTCCTTTTTCTTTATTCATATATTCTCCTTATATTTTTTTAACCAAAACCTTCACTGAAAAATTGATTTTGTTCTTCACTTTTGCTATAATATAAGTGAAGAACATTTATACTATTGCAGTTCTTCCTTTTTTTTAGGATCTTTTATTAATATCTTTCTTTCAAAGTACCATTTTGGAACTTTGCCTTTTATGATATTTGCTCCTGGATATTCTCGTTTCATTTTTTTATTTAAATCATCAATTAATTTATAGCTTGATGATTTTCCAAGACCTGTTAATTTCATGATTTCTTTTGTATCGTAAAATTCCATTTTTACTCCTTTCTTTTTTGATTTAGCATGGATATTGATGTTTTTCTTATTTTTCTTTTTCATTATTTTCTTTACTTAATTCACCATTTTGGTGAGTTGTAGGTAAAAAAATATCATCGACTTTCATATTAAAATATTCTGCGATTTTAAACATTTCATCTCCGTTAAATTTAACTTTACCTAACTCTTTAGCCCCATATTGTTTTGTTGTAATGCCTAAAACATTGGCTAAATCTGTTTGAGTAACCTTATTATCTTTTCTTAATAATAATAATTTACTTTGCATCAGTTTATTTCACTCTCCTTCCTATTGCACTTTAATAATATCACCATTATGGTGTGTGGTCAATACTTTTTTTACTAATTTATAACTTTTTGTTCCATTTTGGTGTAAAGTGTGATATTATGTATGTGGAAAGGAGAATTGTATATGGATATTAATAAATATATTGGCAATAAAATAAGAAATTTAAGAGAGCAAAGAAATCTTACCCAAGAAGAAATTGCTGAATATCTAAACACTACTCCTCAAACTATATCAAGGTACGAAATAGGAGATAGAAAAACTAATCAAGATATTTTATTTAAATTAGCTGAATACTTCAAAGTATCTATTAATGATTTTTTTCCACCATTATCTTTTGATAATGCTTCTATCGCAGATATATCTAGTGATAATACTATACAAATCCCAGTGCTTGGTTCTATTAAAGCAGGAACTCCAATAGAAGCACAAGAAGATATATTAGAGTATGTTGATATACCAACAGAATGGACCAAAGGTGGAAAATTATACTATGGGCTAAAAATTAGCGGTGATAGTATGTATCCTAAATATAATGAAAATGATATTGTTATATTTGAACATATTGAGGACTTTGTATCAGCACAAAAAAAAGATTGTGCTGTCATGGTAAATGGGTTTGATGCCACATTTAAGAATGTAACAATAACAGAAAATGGAATCACACTTGTTCCACTTAACATTAATAATAGTGATAACTATCAACCTACATTTTATGATAATGAACAAATTAATAGTTTGCCAGTTAAAATTGTAGGGATTGCTAGAGAAAAGAGAACAAGGTTATGAATAAATAATTTTGATAAAGGAGAATAAATAAAATGGAAGAAATTAATTCTTTATTTGTGATTTTTATGGGTATATTCGTTATGGTGACTGGAATTACATTAGATAGAAATTTAGAAAAGAAAAAAGAAGGCAAATTAAAAAAGAGATCTCTCTTTTATGGTTTTGGTTCGTTTTTGTTAACAGTAATGGGTTTACCAGTTTTTTTACCCGATGGAATTGTAACATTCAGCCCACTCTTCTTGTGTGTCGGTGTAAATGGTTTAATAAACTATTTCTTTGCACATAAATAAAAAATAGCACCTGCGCCAACAGGTACTATCAATATAGAAAAACTTTAAATATCAATATCCACGCTAATAGAATTGAGTTTTTTAAATGTTTTTCTATTACATTATAACAATCAAATTTATAAAAATCAAGAAAGGAAATTAAAAATGGATAAAATATATGAAAGAACTAGATATTTAAATATATATAAACATGGTAAAAATGGAAATTATATGATAAGATACAAAAATACTACAGTATCTAAAATAAATGGTAAAAAAATATATGACATTAAGGCTGCAAGAGATTATATAGCAAAACTTGAATTAAACATTAAAAAGATAGAACAATCAAGTAACTCATATCTATTTAAAGATTTATGGAATGAATATATAAAATATTGTAACGATATAATGAAGTTATCTTTCAATACATTGAAAAAGAAAAAAGTTTTTTATAATTGTTATTACAAGGATTTAGAAAATGAAAAAGTAAACAATATTTCTAAAAATGATGTAATTGATTTTATCAATTCAGAAGATACAACAAATAAGCAAAAAAATGAAATATTAAAGCATTTAAGAGCATTCTTTAATTGGTGCGAAAATAATAAAGAAATAATAGTTAAGAATCCAACAAAAAATATTAAATATATCAAAGTTCCAAAGGTAGAAATGAAATACTGGACTATTGAAGAGTTCTCTAAATTTATTTCTTACATTGAAAAAGACACATCTGAAATAGGTCGTAGAACTAAGATATTAGTATTGCTTGGTTTATATTTAGGTGATAGAATCGGTGAATCAAGAGCTCTAACTTGGAATTCAATTAATGAATCACATTGTACAATCCAAATTTCTCATTCAATTAATTACGATACTAAATCTAGTGATTTTTTATCAACAACAAAAACTTATTCCTCGGATCGAATTGTAGATGTTTCAGAAAAACTAATAATAGAATTAAATAAGTATAAAGATTACTTAATTAATAAACAAATAAATGTAAAAGATTTAATATTCTATAATTATAATACTAATAGACCATATAGTGATGTTACATTGAGAAAAGCATTTCACAAATACTGTGAATTAGCAAAAGTACCAAAAATTAGAATGTATGATCTTAGGCATACTTATGTAGCCTTGATGATGACTGATGGTTGGGAATTATATCATATATCAAAAAGGCTTGGACATTCTAATTATTCAACAACTGTTAATAAATATGGACACCTAGAAAATAAAGTAAGAAAGGAGATAGCAAAAACTACCGATAAATATATTTCGTGGTAATTTTTATGGTAATAAAATTCTTTTTTAAGTAAAATAAGGGTTAAAATTAAAAACGATGTTTCCCGTACGGGTCACCATATTTTGATAC